AGATCGCAAACTATCGTGACAAGAATGGTACGAGAGTTGCACAGAAGATCCGTTTCAGGAATAAAGACTTCACAGTTCGTGGAGACATGAAGGAAGTAGGGCTTTATGGTGAGCACCTATGGTCTGGCAAAGGCAAGAAAGCCATCATCACAGAAGGTGAGATAGATGCTTTGTCTGTTTCTCAGACACAGGGTAACCAGTGGCCTGTCTACTCTGTACCTACGGGTGCAGGGGGTGCAGTCAAAAGTATTCGTAAGTCTATTGAGCTTCTATCTGGGTATGAAGAAGTTGTCTTCATGTTCGATAGTGATGAAGCAGGTCAGAAAGCTGCATTGGAGTGTGCACAATTGCTACCTCCAGGTAAGGCTAAGATTGCCAAGTTGCCATTGAAGGATGCAAATGAGATGCTTGTACAGGATCGTGTACAGGATCTCATCAACTGTATATGGCAAGCCACAGTCTTCAGACCCGATGGTATTATATGTGGGACTGAGCTATGGGACATTGTGAATGCAGAGGACTCCATGTCTTCTGTATCCTACCCATACGAAGGTCTCAATCGGAAGACTCTTGGCATAAGAAAGGGTGAGATTGTAACAGTCACAGCAGGTTCAGGTATTGGTAAGTCACAGTTATGTCGTGAGTTCGCCAATCACATACTGAACCAGGGTGAGACTATTGGTTACATTGCTCTGGAAGAGAACAACAAACGTACTGCTCTTGGTTTTATGGGCATCTACCTGAACCAACCTTTGCACCTTGGTAATATCGAGGTTGACAAAGAGGACTTCAAAGAAGCATTCGATGCTACTCTGAACACAGGTAGAGTGTATTTGTATGATCATTGGGGTTCTCTTGAGTCAGATAATCTACTGAACAAGGTCAGGTATATGGTTCGTGGGTGTGGTTGCGACTACATCTTTCTTGACCATATATCTATCGTAGTGTCAGGTATGGAAGGTGGTGATGAACGCAGAGCCATTGACAATATGATGACAAAACTACGGGGCTTGACAGAAGAGGTAAATTGTGGTATGATATTGGTATCACATCTGAAGAGACCACAAGGCAACAAAGGCCACGAGGATGGTGCACGTACATCTATGGCACAACTACGTGGATCTGCGGCTATAGGTCAACTATCTGACATCGTTATTGGTGCAGAGAGAGACCAACAGGGTGAACTACCAGACCGAACTACTGTTCGTATATTGAAGAACCGATGGACTGGTGAAACTGGAGAGGCATGTTTTCTTGACTACAACAAAGACACAGGTAGATTACACGAGGTGGATCACCATGTTGACTTTGATGAGGATGAGGACACAATACCTTTCCCAATCGAAGAGATAAAAAAGGATTTCTAATGTCTTCATGCGTGTTTGACATAGAGACCAATGGTCTAAACGAAAAGCTAACCAAGGTACACTGCATTGTCATCTATGACATTGAGAACCAAGAATACCACAAGTATGCTCCTGACGAGGTACCAGATGGTATGTCTAAGTTGTCTGAGTATGACAAACTCATTGGTCACAACATTATATCATTTGATATACCTGCCTTAGACAAGGTATTCAAGTGGGCACCTAGACCTGAAGTTCAGATTCAGGACACACTAATCATGTCAAGGCTTATGTATCCTGACATGAAGGAACGTGATTTCAATGAACGCAGGATCATGCCTAATCTGTATGGCAGACACTCACTAGAGTCATGGGGTGAGAGACTAGCATTCCAGAAAGGTAAGTTTGGTGAAGGTGAACAGATATTCAATAACTTCAGTGTTGACATGCTCAACTACTGTGCACGTGATGTTGAATTGAACTATAAGTTATACGATTTGCTGTGCAAACGTAACTTCTCCAGTTCGTCCATTGAATTAGAACACGATATTTATCGTATATGTGAAAAACAGAAGGAAAATGGCTTTCCATTTGACTCCTTAAAAGCCGCTAGGTTTTATGCTATCTTATGCGAACATCGTGTTCTACTTCATAAGCAACTGAAGAAGAAGTTTGGAACGTGGACTGTACCTGATGGTCCACCCTTTACTCCACGTGTGAATAACAAACGTCTAGGTTATGTAAAAGGTAAAGAAGTTCAGAAACTTAGAACTGTCGAGTTCAATCCTAATTCAAGGCAACACATAGCCAAGAGACTGAAGGACATTCACGGTTGGAAACCAAAGGAATTCACACCATCTGGTGAAGCAAAGATTGATGAGTCAATCCTAGAATCTCTACCATACCCTGAAGCTAAGATGATGGCAGAGGCGTTCCGTACTAATAAAATGATTGGACAACTATCAGAAGGACAGAATGGTTGGTTGCACATGGAAAAACAGGGCAAACTTCATGGCACAGTGCACACAATGGGCACAATCGCCTCACGTTGCTCTCACTCGCACCCTAACTTGGGCCAAGTACCGAATATCCATTCACCCTTTGGGAAAGAATGTAGACAACTCTTTCATGCTCCTAAAGGGTTTAAACTTGTTGGATGTGATGTCTCAGGTCTTGAGGCTAGGGTTGTTGCTCATTATCTTGCTAGGTATGACAACGGTTTATTTGGTGATACTGTTCTTAAAGGGGATATACACACTTCTAATCAGAAAGCCTTGGGACTTCCTAGTCGAGAACTTGCGAAAACATTTTTATATGCTATACTTTATGGTGCAGGTGTGCAACGACTCGGTGAGATTATGGGTAAGGGACCAGCGGAAGGCTCTAAACTCAGGGATAGATTCTTTAGAAAGTTACCTGCGTTCAAGAGACTCAAAGAGGACTTGAGTGCACGTGTTGAGGAACTAGGTTACATCAAAGGTCTTGATGGACGTTGGATACCAGTTCGTTCAGCACATTCAGCAATCAATACGCTATGTCAATCAGCAGGTGCTATTATCTGCAAGCGTTGGGTTGTTGAGTTTCACAGACTGTTGAAAGAAGCAGGTCTTCAAGAGGGGACTGACTATCAACAAGTTGCATTTGTACATGATGAAATACAAGTTCTAGCCAAAGAGGGACATGAACGAACAATCGGAGAAACAGCGGTTCAAGCAATTGGAATTGCCAGGTCTGTCTATGATCTGCGAATCGAACTTGACGCAGAATATAAAATTGGGAACAACTGGGCTGAAACTCACTAATGACTTTGAGTTTGAGACTGCGTTGAATACAAAAGGTTTTAGTAGTGAAAGCGAAACCAAAGATTGAGCAGTTGCTTATTGATGGTGATATTCTGATATACAAGAATACGTCAGCGGCTGAGAATGAGATACATTGGGGTGATGACTTTTGGACACTCCATGCTGACTTTAGAGAAGTCAAAGCTATGGTAGACTCTGAGCTTGGTAATCTTCAGAGAGACTCAGGTGTAAATGAGCTATCCATTTGTTTCTCAAGTCCGAATAATTTTAGGAAAAAAATTTTTAAGGAATACAAACAACACCGTTCAGGAATTAGGAAACCACTATGCTTTAATAATGCAAAAGACTACGTTAGAGAAAAATATGATGCCTTTGAGTCTGATTGGTTAGAGGCTGATGATCTATTGGGTGTGAAGAACACTATGTTTCCAGATCATTGTTGTATTGTCTCTGTTGATAAGGATCTTCTTACAGTTCCAGGTTACCATTGGGACTTTCAGAAGAAAGAGATGTTCTATGTTGACGAGGGTCTAGCAGACTACAACTTCTATATGCAGACGTTGACAGGTGATGCTACTGATGGGTACAAAGGGTGTCCAGGTGTTGGACCAGTCAAAGCAAAACGTATACTAGACAAAGCAATAGAGGAAGACATAGATATGTGGGATGCCGTTGTTGATACTTTCATTGACAACAAGTTAAGCAGAGAAGAAGCTGTACTGCAAGCACGTATGGCATACATTCTACGTAAGGAACAGTACGATGGTCTTGACATTTACCCAAAACTATGGTATCCTTATGATGAAGTCAATTAAACAGAGAGAACAATGGGCAGGATATAGCATGGCAGATTATAACCAAGATGAGACTAGAAGGTTTGAGAGAAAGCAGTACGACCCACAGATGAGGTACAACGAGTCTAAGTTTGATGACATAACAAAGCCTGAACATTATTGTGCAGGTTACAACATAGAGCCTCTGGACTACATCCAGAAGAATGGGCTTGACTTTTTAGAGGGAAACATTATAAAATATGTATCTCGCTATGACATGAAGGGGGGAGTTAAGGATCTGGAGAAAGCTAAGTTCTATTTAGAACGTCTGATAGAACGTGAAAAAGAAAAGCGTGACTCCTAAGTTCCGTGATTATATATTAACCAAATTCAACGAGTATGTATACGTGACACTACCAACGCAATACCAACAGTTTATACATCTGTCTCGCTACTCTCGGTGGGACTATGAGCAGAACAGGAGAGAGACATGGGAAGAGACAGTAAACAGATACTTCAACTTCTTTAGTAAGAAACTAGATATTGACTTCACATCTACACAGACACTACGTGATCTCGTGGATGCAGTCAAGAACCTGGATGTCATGCCAAGCATGAGGTGTCTCATGACAGCAGGTCCAGCGTTAGAGAAAGAGAATGTAGCGGCTTACAACTGTTCCTACATTAACATAGATTCACCACGATCATTCGATGAGATTGTTTATGTCTTGATGAATGGTACTGGTGTGGGATTTAGTGTAGAAGAGAAGTTCACAAGTAAACTACCTGTGATACCAGACAAGCTACACAAGACTGACACAAAGATCACAGTCAGAGATAGTAAACTTGGGTGGGCAAAAGCATTCAAGGATCTGATTGCTCTGTTGTATGCAGGTGTAATACCTGAGTGGGACATGAGCAAAGTGAGACCAGCAGGTGCGGTGTTAAGAACCTTTGGAGGCAGAGCCTCTGGACCAGAACCACTGGAGTCTCTATTTAATTTTACTGTACGTACATTTGAATATGCAAGAGGACGAAAACTCAAACCAATCGAATGCCATGACATCGTTTGTAAAGCAGCGGAGGTGGTGGTCGTTGGCGGGGTTCGTAGGTCTGCTCTTATTAGTATCAGTGACCTTGGCGATGAACAAATGCGGAAGGCGAAAAGTGGAAGATGGTGGGACGAACACCCACACAGAGCACTCGCAAACAACTCAGCCAACTATCACTCTAAACCAGACACAGGAACCTTTCTTAACGAATGGACTTCCCTTTACGAGTCGAAGTCTGGAGAGCGTGGTATCTACTCGTCAAAGAACGCTCAGACTCACACAGAAAAACTTGGAGATAGACGAGATGCTAGAGAAGACTTCGGTACCAATCCATGTTCCGAAATCATTCTACGATCCAGACAGTTCTGTAATCTATCAGAGGTTGTGGTCAGAGAAGGTGATACCCAAGTCAAAATAAAAGACAAGATTAAGTTTGCTACCATACTAGGTACCATGCAGTCCACATTGACTGACTTCAAGTACCTTGGTGCAGAGTGGAAGAAAAACTGTGAAGAAGAAAGGTTGCTAGGTGTCTCATTGACAGGCATTATGGACAACGAGTTGACAGCATATCCTACTTCTGGTATGCTAGAGGACTTCAAGAAAGTAGCGGTCAAGACAAATGAAGAATGGGCTAAGAAATTTAATATTAATCCTTCGTCAGCTATTACATGTGTTAAGCCAAGTGGTACTGTATCACAATTATGCGACTCTGCATCGGGCATACATGCTAGACACTCCAAGTATTATATACGAAGAGTCCGTATGGATAGGAAAGATCCCCTCTGTAAATTTATGCA